ATGTTCGCAGAGATCTCGCCGGTAAAAGGACGAATTACTGTGCTCGTGCTGTAATGACAGGAAATACATTTTTAAGGCTTAATGAAGTATCATTACCAATAAAATTTAAAAGCATATTAACATTAACAGAGATTTACGAAAACCAAACAGACGACATATTATATGTAATAGAAAACAAAAAGAAATTTGATATTCGGTTTAAAAAACCTATTAAAGGACAACTAATTGTTAGATCTTTAAAGGAAGGCGAACTTGTAATTGTGAATAGACAACCTACACTTCGAACATCAAATTTTATTTCAATGAATGTGGTGTGGAATCACACTAATACAATTCAGTTACATCCAGGAGTTCTTTCTTTATTTGATGGAGATTTTGACGGAGATGAACTTAACATTCATTTACCTCAAATGAATAATAAATTGTTAGAAGATTTACACATAAAGAATGAATTATTTGATATGGCTAACAATTCACTAAATCCATCAATAATACAAGATGCTGTTATTGGAAATTGCTTATATGATTACAAAGATAAATATGAAATTCAAAATGAAATTATACAAAGTCGGGATATTTTAGATAAGATAAAAAATATGTATGATATTGGATTACAGGATTGCTATTTTAATGGTTTTAGTGTTGGTTTCGATTTAAAGGAAATAGATTTTATGATTGATACTAAAGCAAAGGGAAATAAAAATCACAAAATAAAGATTCGTGAATATCTCAACGGTTTAGCAGATGAAAAATATTTTGATGAAATTAAAAAATGTCGTATTAGTCAAATTTCAACTTCCTTAAAAACATCAAAGGCCGGTTACATTTCACGAAGACTTTCCTATCATTTAGATGATCTAATATATGATAAAGAAAATGATGAAGTACGAGAAGGTTTTTTTATATTAGATATTAAAGTTCCAGAAAAATTCAAACATATCACTAATATTGGATTATATGCTGTCAGTTGTATAACACCTCCAATTACTCAATCAATTCTTGATAGCTTTCACTACGCAAGTTCAGGTGAAGATTTTACAGATGCTACAGATCAATTAGAAAAAGTATTGAATTGCTCTGATGAAAAAGTATCTATAATATATAAAGACTCCGGAATCGACAAAGTGAATGAATATTTGATGAAACAATTGAAATGTTTTTTTGGTTCTAAAGTTGATGATTTTTGGTTGAAATTACTTTCTAACTTTATATGTATAACAGGAAAACCCATCGGATTTTCCAGTTCTTCTTTAATTGTTAGACACAGAGAATATTTGAAACTGGATGAAAATCATCAAATTCCTATTCTTAAAATTGCAAAATTCAGCTCTCCAATGAAAATTATAAACGAATCAATTAAAAATGAATACTTTGATGATTTAGAAACAAACCATTCACGCGAAATTTTCATAAACAACTCTATTGTTTAATGCGTATTTTTAACAAAATTTAAAAAGATTATAATAGTAATGTCAAATCAAACAGTTATAAATGATTATTGTAAAAAATTAATACATACATTAAAACAAAATAAGAACGTTAATGAATTGCCAATACCTCTTAAAGCGATTGACTGGGTATTGAAACAAGCTCGTTCCTTATTTTTAAGTGAGAAAATGTTGATTAGAACGATTACACCTATTAAAATTGTAGGCGATATTCATGGGCAATTTCCAGATCTTAATAGAATTTTCGAACGACTAGGTACACCAAGTGCATCAAACCGTTATCTTTTTTTGGGCGACTACGTTGATAGAGGTAAACAAAGCTTAGAAACGATTTTGACACTTTTTTGTTATAAAATTATGTATAGACACGATGTGATTCTATTGAGAGGAAATCACGAAACTGCGGATGTGTCATATGAGTACGGGTTTTATGATGAATGTAAACGTCGTGATTCAATCAAACTTTGGAAAAAATTTATCGACGTATTTAACACACTTTCTATTGCTGCGACGGTTGGTATTGAAAAAAATGTTCCCTTAGCATTCTGTGCGCATGGTGGTATTTCAGATAAAATGAATAATTTAAATAGCATTGAAGCATTGCGAAAGCCATGTGATGTACCGGATGAGGGTATTATATGCGATCTGCTTTGGTCGGATCCAACGAACGAAATTGAAACGTTTCGAGAATCAGAACGTGGAGTTAGTTTTGAATTTGGCAATAAGGCTTTAAACGAGTTTATGTGGAAAATAGGTGTCGACATCCTTATTAGAGGTCATCAAGTAGTAGAAGATGGATACGAATTTTACGGAAATAGGAAACTTGTTACTGTTTTTTCAGCTCCTAGATATGGAGGGGAGTTTGACAACGCTGCAGGTGTAATGTTGATTAATAAAGATTTTAGGTGCAGTTTTGAGATATTCACATAAAAAATCATAGGATATTTATCCCTTTTACACGATTTTTTTGATTTCAACTTCATCTTCATCAAAATAATAATCCGTTTCTGTGTAATCATTACCTTTCTTTATAAGAACGGTGTTTGTATCGGTTACCCAGATCTTGGTCTTTTTATTTTTGTTGAAGAACATTATACGCCTAATGATGCTTCCATTTGGTGCGTCAATTTCTTTCAAAACACTAATAGAAACATCATCGTAGATTTTATAAAAGTCGTTATCATACTCGATCATATTGTTTTTTATTTTGTCATCATTTTCCTTATTTTTCCCAGAAACATTTTTAGAAATTTCATTAGGAATTTTAGTTGATGATTTCATAATTTGATTATTTTCCATTATTATCTATTATACTTATTGTATAATCTGCAAATTTGAGATGTATTTTGTACTTCTCAAATGATATGAATGGATTTTACCAAGGGGATTAAACCGGTTATCTTGGTAATTCAATATTGGGACGAATCCCTCGCTTTTTGGGACGAATCCCTTGCTTTGTGGGACGAATCCTTTGCTTTCTGCCCCGCAGCGACCTTTTTAAATATATTGGTGTAGGATTAGACAGCGTTCTAATCCTACACCAAGGAGAATCTCAATATATATTGTGATTTTAGGTTTATTTTTTTAACATTTTTTGTGATTTTAATAAGGAATTTGTTGAAGTGATTGAAGGTTGTGTGTCATTGAAAATAAATTGTCAGTTTTATTGAACTCTGTCAGGTTGTTGAACTTTGTCAGATTGTTACAATTTCTTGAAAGATAAAACAAAATCTCCATTTGTGTGAATAGAACGGATTTCAAAATCATTACATAAATTTTCATGAACCCAAAGACGATCTGATTTAGTCGTGTTCTCGATATAAATTAAATCAGTTTCTTCTTTTTTTAGAATTTCAATAGCATCTTGAGCGTTTCTCTTTTGTAAGATTGACAAAATTATTTCATTGTTAATAGATGATTTTAAATTAATTTTATCACGTTCATCTGAATCCACTGTCAAATTATCATCATCGTCGTCTTCATCAGTTTCACTTTCACTTTCTGTTAAGGCGTCAATAGATTCTTCGTATACATCGTCTTCTTCATTAGAATGTAACATTAAAATCGAGACACGGCTCATAACCTCACTACAGATTTGGTTCAATTCGGTAAAGTTTTCCTTATTCTTTTCAAACTCTTCATTATCAACACATATTGATATAGAAATGCCATTGAAATTTTGTGAAATCAACATTATTAACAATTAACAATTAACAATTATATAATATTTTTATAATTTTTTACGCAACATTTTTCAAAATTTTATAAGGAATTTTATTTCAAAAAATCTTTTAAACGATCTAATTGTTTTAACGCTTTTTGCAGAGTTCTATTAGTGTTTATATGATAAATAGACGGAATATCAAAAAAACCACAATACGCTATTTCAGTTTTATCTTGCGGAATAAAAACGTTATCAGCACTATCGATTTTCAATATATAATAAATTGTATCGCAAATTTTTACACAATTTGCAAACTCATTCAAAGGAAAGAAAATTCCTGTCTCTTCCAAAATTTCTCTCTGTGCGCAAATTTTTATATTGAAATTATCACACGTTTCTATATGACCTTTAGGTAGGCCATACTTAAACTCACCTTTTAAAAAAGATAACTTATTTAAAACTAATAAGATCTGCGACAAATCGCTATTGAAGATGATGCCACCGGCTCTACTTGCACTTTTGAAATAGTTAGACGTATACATGTTTTTTTCAACATAATTATAATTACATTTAAAAAATTTGAAAACAACGCACAAAATTTATTAGGTTTTGTGATGAACACAAGTCAAAGTTGAAAATCTTTCACAAAATTCCTTATCATTTTTTCAAAAATGTTTTAAAAATTTGTACACAATTATTAGGATTTGTAAAAATGAATGATAAAAGAAAGTGTAATGTATGTGGTGAAAAGAAATTACTTGAAGCATTCAGAAAAAATAGAAATCAATGTAAGAAATGTGCAAATGCCAAAAATAATGCCAAACTCAAAGAACAACAAAAGAAAAAACACGAAGAAGCCATTAAGACCAATGAATTAAGAAAGTGTAAGATATGTGAAGCAAAAAAAAACATTTGATAAATTTCAAATGGGTTCACTTAAATGTTATGAATGTTGTAAAACAGAACATAATGACAATGTTCTTAATAGTGTCGCAACATTGGATGCCAGAACATTTTAAGAAATTTTGGGATATTGACGTTCCCGATTACGTTAAAGAGAAGTTTAATTCAATTGAATTGTAAAATGTTTTATAAGGGTTTTTAATTATATTAAGATATTTTGAAAATATTGATTAAAATTCCTTATCATTTTTTGAAAAATGTTTTGAAAATTTTTATATATATTTTAAGTAATTAACTATGAACATGGGAAAACCAACCATACTAACAAAGTACGAATTTGCAAGGATCAAAGGCGTGCGAATCCAACAGTTAACCGATGGTTTCCCGTCAAAGGTAGATGTTGAAGATACTGATACGATTGAAGATACCTTCGAAAAAGAATTTAAGGAAGGCAAAACCCCTTTAATGATTACACGTCAGATTGGTTTCAATAAATTTATCGACATCCCAGTAAATAAGTGCGTTCGTAACAAATTTCACTGATTTCAAACATTTACATTAGGAGGATTTAAACTAGGGTCAAACTGCACTCTTGACTGCTGCTGTCCTGGCATTTCCGATGCGTTTACTGAGTCTAGCATATTTGTAGAGCTTGGGTCGATATCTACCGTTTTTAGCTGGGGTTGTGCAGGAGCAACAGGGGCAGGCATTGGAACAGGAGGAGCTGGCATTGGTGTGGGCATTGGGGCGGGCATTGGCTCTGAAACAGGTGTTGGCATCATAGGCATATCATCATCGTCTTCATCATCTGAATCAGCATATCCACCAAAGCGTTTCTTAGGGAAGAACTTCTTCTTTCCTTTTTTCTTAGGAATTTCTTCTTCTTCAGAGTCTGACTCTGAATCGCTGGAGGAATCGTTATAATATTCTTTAACATTCAACATAACAAGTTTGTCAATCGGAAGGAGTTCGTTAATTGTTTCAAACACAGATTTTTCAATTATGATTTCAAGGGTGTTTTTGTTTTTCTGTGTTTCACAATCATTTACGATGTCTTCAAAAATGTATACTTGCTTCCAGATAACGCGGGCTGAATTTTTTAAGCATTTATAAATAAAAGTTTCTATCGACGGAATTACAACTTCCGGTTTTGCCTCCTTATTCTTGGTTAAAGCGGAATTTAGTACTTTTGTGTGGAGGATAAATACTGACTGTAGAAGCTCTTCAAGATATTCGCATTCTGTTCTAGCTTTAATATTTGAAGAAACCGATTTTATTTTCTTTTCATCATATTTAGCAATTTCCTCTAATTCATTTTGTATGTAAACTAATGTATCGTCCTCTTCATTACCTTCATAGGCCTCTTCTTTACATTTACAAGACAATTCTTCGATAAAGTCTGTGATTGGTTCGGTTATTTTTTTAACAAGTCTATCCGTGTACTGCTGTTTGGCGTTGAGAAGTACAGAATCGTTCATTTATATTATTTTAAACATATATAAAAATTAAACAGAATTTTTTGTATATTAAATCATTTTACCGGAAACGATGTAAATTGTATTTTGCGTTTCCAAAATGATATCAGCACCTACTCTATACATAGCAACTAAAGGAGACGTATACTCATCGTTAGATCTGTATAGCAGTTTATCGTCATTCGATTTTACAATCTTACATTCTTTGTTAACGCTATCATCATAATAGTCAAATGCAATCGCCTTATCTTTTTCGTGAGCAATTGATGCCGCTTTTTGAAGGCAAGCAGAATCGAACATATTTATAAATTATTTTATATAAAAAAATTTGAATTTTGACGCACAAAAAATTTCATATAAAAATAAGAAACTTGTAAATTTTAGAAAATGTCATTGATTGACCAATACATTAAAATTCAAAATGAATATATCGCAAAATTTGGGACAAAGACAATAGTACTCTGTCAAACAGGCTCTTTCTATGAAGTATACGCATTTAAAATAGATGACTGGCAAATTAAAGTCGCCAATGAGCTTCTAGATTTAAAGATCGCATCCAAGAAATCCAACAATACTTCTATCTATATGGCTGGCTTCCCAGATCATGCCACTCAAAGATTTGAAAAGAAGCTTTTAAAAAATAATTACAGCGTAGTTTATATGAATCAGAGCGTTAATTCATCAGGAAAAATAGAAAGAAAAGTAACTAATGTGGTTTCTAATGGGAGTAATTTCGATTCAAATGAATCATTGATTGCTTCTGTATTTTTCGAAAAGGAAGACGAAGAAGAATATTACGTTCATGGTGCAATCTTTGACACAAATTTAGGTGAGACTACTGTAATTGTCAATAACAATATTATTAAGGATACAAATGAATTCTTAAATATGTTTGTATCTCAATATAAAGTATCCGAACTAATAACAAATGTTTCTTATAAGAATGACAAAATTTTAGTTCACAATAAAACTTTTAATAAAAAGAAAAATAATGAAATTGTAGATTTGCTTGAAGAATATTTTATTAATTTGAAACATCTATACATTCACATTAAAGATAGAATCGGTTTCAATGTCCTTTTAGATAAATCAATTGAAAATACTATAAATTTACTCGAATTCGTTAAATTTCATAATGAAAGTTTGGTAAAAAATCTGAAAATGCCTATTATTCAAAAACAAAGCGAATTTCTTGAAAAGTTTAATGGATTTGATAAGGTTATAGATATAGATTCTGTTATAAAACTTATTGATTTTTGTAAAACAACAGAAGGTTCAAAGAAACTTTCAAATATTATTCAAAATCCTATATATGATATAGACAAATTAAACAAACGTTATGAAAATATTCAAAAAATTATAAGTAATCAAGATATTTTCAAAATAACCGATAAATTAAGTAAAATTTCGAATATTGAACGTCTTAATAGAAAAATTGAAATTGGAAAACTCGAAAAATATGATATTACAAAAATTCTAAAATCAAACAAAATATGTTATGACGTTTTAAGAGATTTAAGGGAATTTGATTGCGGTTGGATTCCTTCAAGTAAAACTCTTGAAGAATTTAAAAAATACATCAATAAAATTGAAGCTTATTTTGATATTGACAAAATGGACAGTTTAAATATTTTTAAAAATGAAAAGGAAATCGATAAAATTTGTAATGAAATTGATATGATAAATAAAAGAATTGAAACTTTGTCTAAAACATTTGATGTTGATGTTAAAATTCAATATAATGAAAAAATGGGCTTTTTTTTTGAAACTTCGAGGAAAAGAGGAATAGAAATAAAAGCAAAATTTAAAAATTTCAGTTATCAGATGCTTACCAGTGTATGCAAAATTTCTAATAAGGAAATGGAAAAACACAGTCTAAATTTTGAGAAATTAAATAAGATGCTTGAAATTAAGACAAATGAAAAAATAATTGCTTTTTTCGATGAAAATTATTACAAATATTACGAATCTATTAAGAAAGTGGCATTTAAAATAAATTGGACAGATGTTTTTCAATCTTTTGCTATGGCAAGCCTTAAATTAAATTTGAAACGCCCTATTTTAAAGGAAGGTGATGCCAGTTCAATTGAATGTAAAAATTTAAGACATATCTTAGTTGATAACGCCTTTAAAAATACTAAAAACACATTTGTTTCAAATGATGTAAATTTGAAAAATAACAATTACCTTATTTTTGGTATAAACGGAATTGGTAAGAGCGTGTACCTGAAATCAATTGGAATTGCAGTAATACTTGCACAGAGTGGGTTATTTGTTCCAGCAAATGAATGTATTCTAACCCCTTATAAAAAGGTATTTACACGATTTGGCAACGGTGATGATTTGTCGAAAAATCATTCCAGTTTCATTTCAGAGATTTATGAAATTGAAAAGATTGTAAATATGTGTGATTCCAATAGTTTGATTATTGCGGATGAGTGCTGTTCTTCCACCGAGATCAAATCTGCTATTGAAATAGTATCGACAACTCTTAAATGGCTTTCTGAAAAGAAAAGCTCATTTGTATTTTCTTCCCATTTCTTTGAATTAATCGACAAAGTAAAATGCATTGAAACACTTTCAATTGCTTATTTAAAAATTACTAAAACAAAGGATGATATTCTATTTGATAGAAAATTAACTATCGGATTTCCTGAAAACATAAATTATGGTTCTAGAATTGCAAAATCCATTTTCACAAATAAAAATTTTAAGAAAATGCTTGAACAAACCGACGGTTTTAAAGATAAAAAATTTGCGAAATCGAGATATAACTCTGCACTTGTTATTAAATGTTGCACTATTTGTGGATATGCACCTGAAAAAGAAACCGACCTTCCATTAGACGTTCATCATATTGAAATGCAAGCGGATGCCGATCAAAATGGTTTTATCAACAATATGCATAAGAATAATTCCGCGAATTTGGTAGTTTTATGTAAGGCATGCCATCAAAATACACATAAAGGAAAAATTACTATAAATGGCTGGAAAACGTCTTTAAAAGGTAACAAACTTGATTATGTAATAAATACATAAAGGTTTGTGACGAAAAAATATATATGTATATATTATACAAATGAATTTGAAGAATCTCAAAAAAATGATTACACCTCAAAATATGTTAATTCTTGCTTTAGTAGTGAGTATTATATGCGTCGTTGTTTTTAAGACAAAGGAAAGTTACACAAATAAAAAAGGGAAACCCTGGAAACCTAATTATAAAAGATGCAAAAAAGTAAGGAAGAAAGCACACATTTGTGAAAGGGATGGTCCTTTTTTGCCAAAAAACCCTATTAGGATTCAGCATTAAGAAACCTATTAAGCCAATTATCAAAAGACCTATGAAATTATTATAATGAATTTATAAATTTGAAGAACCGTTAGGTTTTTTTTGTAAAAATGATGAAAAAACGACCTTGAAACTCTATATGATTTCACAACAAATTTACTTGAAGAGATGATATATGTGCCCGAGTTTGTGGCACTTTACGAGATTTGTCCTTACATTCGTAACTTGCCATTAAATAACGAAAGTATTCGTGTTGCTGTTAGAGACTACCTTGAAGGTGGTGAGAAAAAGGATTCTATTATCAAAAAATATGGTAAGATTGAAGATTGGAACACATCAGAGGTTACTGATATGAGTAGACTATTCGGCGATTATCTTTATAAATTTTCAGAGTTTAATGAAGATATTTCAAAATGGGACACTTCTAAAGTTGATACTATGCAAGGTATGTTTTATCGTGCTGAAAAATTCAATCAACCTATTGGAGAATGGGATACATCTAATGTTACTAATATGGAAGATATGTTCTATTGTGCTAAAAATTTCAATCAATCTATTGGAGAATGGGATACATCAAATGTTACTGATATGAATGGTATGTTCTACTTTGCTGAAAGTTTCAATCAACCCATTGGAGAATGGAATACTTCCAGTGTTACTAATATGGGAAGTATGTTCGCTTGTGCTTGTGAATTCGATCAATCAATTGGTGATTGGGATACCTCTAATGTTACTCATATGGGAAATATGTTCTCTGAAGCTTGTAATTTCAATCAACCTATATGTGGCTGGAATACTTCTAAAGTGACTGATATGTGGGACATGTTCTATAATGCTAAAAAATTCAATCAACCTATTGGAGAATGGGATACTTCTAGTGTGTCTGTTACTAGCTATATGTTCTATGGTGCTAAAAGATTCAATAAATCTATCGTGGAATGGAATACTTCTAGTGTGACTGATATGGAAAAAATGTTCCTTGAGGCTGAAAATTTCAATCATGAGAATGCCCCTTGGTATCACGAGTAAATTTGAAGAATCATTAGGTTTTTTGTAAAAATGATGAAAAAACGACCTTGAAACTGTATATGATTTCACAACAATTTTACTTGAAGAAAATGAGTTATGTGCCCGAGTTTGTGGCACTTTACGAGATTATTCCTTATATTCGTAATTTTACATTAAACAACGAAACTATTCGTGTTGCTGTCAAAGACTACCATGAAGGTGGTAAGAAACAGAATGCTATTATTAAAAAATATGGTAAGATTGAAAATTGGAACACATTAGAGGTTACTGATATGTCGTATCTATTCACAGATTCCGTCATTCGTGAATTTAATAAAGATATTTCAAAGTGGAATGTTTCTAAGGTTGTTAACATGAGAGGTATGTTTT